CCTGAGTCCTCTAAGCCATGGCACCGCTTATATATCTACTTATTCGGTATCATTTTCTGCGCCATTTTTAGTCCAGTAAAGCCTGTTCATACCCAGGTGCTTTTTTAGTGCGGCAGGGAAAACCCTGTGTCTTAAGCCGCACCTGTAACCGGTATACTTGGCTCCTGTTTCCAGGATTACCCGGGGTAAATGAGCCAGGTATTTTTCTTTTTTTAAGTATTTATAATAAAAGAATAAAGGAAAAAAATAAACAAATAATATTATGAGCAATATGTTGATTGGTGTTCCATTTGATTATGAACCAAAAAGAGTTAATAGATTCTTTGCTGAATTTCCAAGTGAGTTAGGAATTGAAACGTGGAAGGTTAGAAAATTTAAAAGACCACAAATGGATATAAATTCAGTTGAAATTCCATATTTGAACGAAATGCAGTATGTATCTGGTAGGTATAAGTGGGAAACTATCGATGTTGAATTTTTAGATACCATTGGACCATCCACATCCCAACAATTAATGGAATGGGTAAGGTTACATGCAGAATCATTAACAGGTAGAATGGGATACGCAATGGGATATAAGAAAAATCTAATACTTAAGGAACTTGATCCTAGTGGTGTTGAGGTCGCTAAATTTTTCTTGGAACAATGCCAAATAACAAACATTGATTTTAATGAAAACGCATATGATGATGATGCGTTAACTACAATTACATTGACACTACAACCCTGGAGGTGTATTCTCAATATGTAATATATTTATTATTCTTTATTAGAAAATATTATTACACAATAAAATAAAAAAATCCCAATATAGAGTTTTCTTTATTGGGGTTTTCTTTTTTTTACCCATTAATTAATTACTAAGTTTTTTTGAAGAATCGACTCTATGTCTATTTTTTCAAGTTCTTTAATTAATGCATTTTTATCTGCAGGTAATGAAGAATAAGGATGTACATGGTTTATTAAAACCTTCCTATATAATTTAAGTATCTCAGCAACAACATCCCCCCTAACCATTGGGTGACCCCTTTCAAAAATTCTCATCCTTTCCTCTTTATCTACCCTTGCTGATTTAAATTTTGGTATTCCGTCATGAGATATTAATGCAATTTTATCTGACATAAGTATTGTACTACTAATAAACTCATCATCAATGTCTTCAAATGTTTGAGATAAAGATGCGGGGTTTTTTACATTTAATTTTAGTATTTCATCATTTTCGTGTTTTCCTGTTCTTAATTCTGTTTGATTTTCCCTAAAAACAATATCATTATTTTTTCTACCAATTAAAGCAATATCATTTTTATCTGGAAAAACCCCCTTGGATTCAGGAAACGTACTTGGTGCTTTATCGGGGGAAACCAATGCCATGTCGGTTGTTGATTGTGCACCATATATTGATTCATATCCTATTTTGTGTGGTTGGGAAATTACACTACCAACCCAAAATCTACCCCTTTCCGGATAGCTTATATCTTCAATAAAAACCCGAACCATTTCACCCGTTTTGGGGTAAACATGTAAGAATTTTGGTATTAAAGGAAATGACCAGGGAAGATTATCGTTTGAAATGTTTGTATCGAAGCGATTAATACGAACCTTTATTCTACCCCCGTCAGTTGGATCGGTTGTTGAAACAACTTCCCCATAATAAATGGTTCTTGTTACATTATCCTCACCACCTATTCTTTTATAGGGATCTGATTTCTGTAATATTTTTTTATCGAAAGGCATTTATTTATCTTTTTTTAATTTCTTCCTTTAAATCATTATAAAGATTTTCAATAACATTTAATTCATCAATAAGTTCGTTAATTTTTTCCTTTTTTGCTTCAACAATATCAACCATATCAATTATTTCCTTTTTCATTGTTTCGTGTGTTTCAACCAACTCACTAGAAAATTTTGACAACTCATCTAAACTATATTTTTTAAAATCCATCATTTTTTTTATTGTATTGTTGCGTATCCACTACCGAAGGTAATTGTTGTTCCAAATACCGTCACAGGACCCGCTGGGGAGGTCCCACTTGCGGTTAATGTTAGACCAGGGGGTATTGATACAGTTATAACCGAGTCCTCCTGTAAGGCTTTAATTATCTCCTCAACGGCAATTCTCCACATAATCTCTTCTGGGTTTACATTTCCAGATGGAAGAACCCCAACGGGAATTCCTGCTTCATTTTTCCTTGAAATAATTCTTGAAGCTATTTTGGTGGGGGATAACCCTTGTCTTTTGGGTACACCAACATAAATAAGGGGTGTTGGTATTGGTGTGGGTGCACCCACCGATTCAAGTTTTAAAACTTTATCAAAACCCTTTATTATTGTATCTATATTGTTATAATCCATTGTTTATATGCTAACCAAACTTTTTAGTATTCTAATGTATTGATTTATTTTTTCTTTTATTATTTTTGACACAACCGGTCTTACCAACCTAGTTAAAAACATAATAGCAACATTAAAAACAAAACGATTTATTTCATTCGATGCACTTCGTGTTATACATTTAATAAAAACCCTATTTTCTTTAATTAAATCATCTTTATTAATAGTTTCATATGTGCAATCATTTTTAATTGTTTTGGATATAGAAATTAACGTCAATATCTGTGGTGATAAGGTTATACTTTTAATTAATTCGTGTTTTAATATCCTTATTGTTTTTTGAAAAAAACTATCAACAATTGTGGATTTGTTTTCACTAATTAATTCAGAATCACCTGTTGTTTTATTCAACACCACATTTTCCATTATATTTCCCACATTATTCGGACTTACCGATGTAAGTATTTCGTTAATAATTTCTTTTGTTTCTTCAGGTTGAATTTCTTCAAAAATACAATCACAACCAAGATTATATCTTATTTTTCCATTTTTTAAATCCTTTGCTTCATCGTATAATGAAATTAATTCGTTCTCATTAAGTAATAAATTTTCATTATTAATTTCATTTTCGAATGATTCTCCAATAATCTTTTCAATTTTTTTATCTAAAATTTTTTCTTCATAAATCTTTTCTAATGATTTGTTTTGTTTGGATGTAATCACCCCGAAAATAGAGTTAAATATTCTGGAAATAAGTTCATCTTTTTTTATTATTGTTGCACCACTAATAAAATCTGTGAACCAATCACCAATTGATATTGTATCTGATTTAGATCTAAAATTTAATGAATCTGTTATTGAGTCATATCTCATAATTATCTCACCATAAACAACATCGGTTCCGTCTGCAACAATTGCCTCATATGCTTTTGAGTCAAAATCATCAACACCCTCCCCATATAAAAGTCCACCAATATCTGAATTTGGGTCTGTTTTTAGTTTTGAAAAAACATCAATATCTTGAATGGGAATATTAATACCACCCCCAATATTTTTAAAACAATCAGGTATTACATCCCCTTCATTGAAATCAATAAGTTGGTTTACAAGTCCTTGTTTTAGTTGGGGTTGAATCTCATCTAATAAATTAGTAAAAAGTTCTCCGATTAACAATTTTAATCCTTCCTCTCCAACCAATGATTTGATCGTTTCAACTAAAAAATGAAATGGTTCAGTATTTTCATTCAATGATGAATATGTATCACCCAAATCAGGTAAATCAGGTTCATTACCTAAAGAAGTATACGCACCAATGGTGGTGAAAATATCTTTCTTATCGTTTCTTAAACTCATGATGTATGATTCAACTATTTACCCTTCATTAGTTCTTGTTTCGCCATCCTTATTAATGCGTTTCTTTCATCAGAACCAATTTCTTTCTTATCTTCATCACTCTCATTGTTATTACCAGATTTTGATTTCTCAAAAACAACCTCCTTTAAATATTTAAGAAGCATAATTTTTTGATCCTGGTTTTTAGCTTCAGCAGCAATTAATTTAATTATTTGTTCACCAATTGCTGCAATTTCACCATTTTCTTTAACCCTGGTTTCCCATTTGGTAAACAATCTTGCAATTTTTGATTTAATGTTATGAGAATCATTATAAACCTCCTGTAGAAGATCATTTACGCTTTTTTCATCAAACTGTATTTTTTTTCTTTTTGGTCGTGCCATTGTCTTATAGTTTCCTATAAATAGTTTAATAATTTATTAATCCTCATCAAAAAAATCTTCCTTTTTTATAAAATACAGAGTTTTAAACACTTTAAGTGATTCTCTAATTTCTTTGGTGGTTAATCTTGTATATTCTTTAATGTATAATAGTATTTTGTTTTTTTGAAACTTATTTGTTATTGATTTATTATACCTTCCATGTGGAGTGTTTTCCAAAAACAATGTTTCCCAGTTTTTAAAGATATTGACCACCGCCTCACCAACCAACTCTTCATTCTTTTTTAGTGTTCCCGAATCTATAAGTTCTTCCATTTCTCCAACAACCACATTTATTAAATCATTTATGGGTGATGATTCTTCTTCATTATTAATTTCATAACTATGTTCGGGATTGTTTTGAATATCATCAGAATGATCGTAATAAGGAAGGTTTGTTTTTTTCTCTGAATACGTTTTTTTCCCGTGGTCCCTATAATAGTTTCTAATTATTGTTTGGCAGTAACTATAAGCTTTTGTTGGTTTACCTGATTTGGTAATCATATATGGGTTAAACTTATGTATTTGCTCAATTAAATGACTCAACGCATCAGCTTCAACCTCTTCCATTTCATAATTTCCAACATGAATAGGGTATTTTCTTAAGATAGCCTCCTTCATTATCCTAAAGGGTTCTCTTAGATATTCATTAAATATCCTATTTTGTTCTTCAGGGCAATTAGAATTTATAAAATCAATAACTGCTTGTTCTTCTCTTTTACCAAAATACGGCTTTTTTTTCTTAGGCATTCCATAACAATTATTTTTTTAATTTTTAT